GAATTATATCACATATTTCAAAGTATATAGTTAGAGAAACCAATAACCTGTAAAGGAATTGCTGGGATATTACCAATAGAAGTTGGTATCTGTATTGCTGTAAGTCTAATTCTAAATGGTAGGACTGAGTTTATGTTTACCCCCCGAATTGGCTGGGTAATTTCTACACTGGAAAAAGAAACTCTTTCAATGGCTTTTGTAAAAACTGGGGTATTGTTATTTATAACAACTGTTGCCATTAGTTTGTAACATCCTCAAGGAGAATAATCTTCCCTTGAGCAACTGTCCAAACAAGGGTATTCTGTGGAAGACGTACTTCAATATCAAAAATATCATTTGTTCTTAACTGTGCGGTTTGTGCAGCAGTTAAGTTAACCTTAAACTCACCATCAGCATCATCTAGGTCTTGTTGTGGTGTAAGTGTAAAAATTAGGCTTGCGGTATCTGTAATTATTTGAGGCTCAACTGTAGTAGTAGGTCTTTTAAACTCTACTTCAATATCCCAGTCATCAATAGTTAAAGGGGTTTTTGCATCATCTGTTAGGTAAACCTTAAAAGATGCTGTGTCGCCCTTTACTATTGTCCAATTAACAAATGGTGGTTTTTCACCAATGTCATATGTTGATGCGCCTTGACCTCTATAAATTGCCATTATGCCAAACCTGCTTTCAATGATCCCCAAGTCCCATTACCCTTTGGTTGTCCAAATAATATTGCACCCAAAGAAGCATTAGACTTTAAAACTAATCCCACGGCCCCAGAACCAGCGGTAGGTTGAACCTTTGTTAGTCCCCCTCCAGATGCAACATAAAGAATATCCCCAACAGAATATGATGAGGTATTTAAGGGTATGCTGCTGGTACCTTCAAAAACTCCAGAAATTATTATCACTCCATCAGATCCATTAGCAATATTTGATTGGGCTAATCCAAAAACTGGAAAAGTATTTATACTAGTAGAATTAGATTTTGCAACGGTAGGCTTAGAAGAATATCCAGTAATATAAACTGGATCAGCTTTTGTAATAGAAGATCCACTAGAGTTGGTGACTTCATATGTAAAATATTTTTGACCTAAACCAGTAAGGACTAACTCAATCCTTTCAGCTAAAGACTGAATATCTCCGTGTACATTTACTGGGTCAGATAATAAAGGATATGGTAAATCATAAGTTGTTGTTGATCCTGTAGCCATTTTACCATTATACCACTTACAAATAGATATTTTTCAATATAAAATAAAATATTATATAAATTTGCCTTTTTGGGCAAAAACATGTTATACTTGGTTTATGCTACCAGACGGTAGCAATTGTTCTCTAGGAGGTTTATATTATGAGAAGAGACAAGATGGCTTGGATTGGAATCCTTTCTTTAGTTAGCATGATTGCCCCTGTAAGCAATTCGGCTAATGGTGTAACAAATACAAACGATAATAATTTACTAAGTAAATCTGCTAATGTTGCCGCTGCCGACCCCAAGTCGGCTTTTTTGGTTTCTAAGCAAAAAAAATCAACAATTTTAAAAAAATATCAAAATGCTACATCTTTATCAGACAAAGATTTGTATCTTCTGCTTAAGGCTGTTGGATTTGAAGGGCACAACTTAAAAGAAGCTTGGGCGGTAGCTAAAAAAGAGTCTAATGGAAGACCATTAGCCTTTAATGGAGACCACACAACTGGAGATAGCTCATATGGTGTTTTTCAAATTAATATGATTGGGTCTTTAGGTCCTGACCGTAGGGATAAGTTTAATCTTAGATCAAACTCTGACTTACTCAACCCAGTTGTAAATGCTAAAATTGCCTACCATATGAGTGATGGTGGAGATGACTGGAGTGCCTGGAAGGGTATCACAAAAAGAACAAAGGAATGGATGAAAAAGTTTTCTTTTTAAACATATTATAATAAAATATGCTCCCTTGATTTTTTTTGGGAGCATATTTTTTTGCAATTGAAATAGACTTATGTACAGTATAGGCCGTTGAAGCAGATGAGGCCGTCAGGACATCCTTCTGGTGGACAACCTTGTGGGAAGAATGGGAAGAACGGTGATGCAAACGTTGGAAAGAATGGGAAGAATGGGAAGAATGGTGGGAAGAACGGACCAAAGCCTGGAAAGAACGGTGGAAAGAATGGTGGTGCTACAGGAGTTGCAGAATTGCTACTTTCAGATGAGGCTGACCCAACGCCATAGTTTGTATCACCTGTAACTGTAAAAGTGTATGCTGTTCCATTTGTAAGACCTGTTACTGTTATTGGAGATGTAGCAGATGAGCCAGTAATAGATCCTGGGGACGAAGTTGCAGTATATGTAATGGTTCCTTTACCTATATAGGTAGATGGAGTAAAAGTTATTGTTGCAGATCCATTTCCAGCAGTGGCAGATCCAATTGTGGGGGTTGTTGGTTTCTTCCCACCAGAACTAAGATTGCCAAGTAGTTGATTCATGCACTTAAGTCTCCCATGAGAACCCACAACTCTGTTGCACGTTTTACTAATGTAGCAGAAGACCATTGTGTTCTAAGTTTTGATCCTGGTGTGGCATTTATAGTAGTAGTTCCAGGAGTAGTGGCTGTCACTGTTATTTGACCTGTACCAGTTTGTAAAATAGTTATTTGTGAGCCAACTGGGAAGGCTGTAGAATTTGTTGGAACATAAAATGTAATTGGAGAAGAATTTAGTATTTCAACTATTTTTCCGCTATCAGAAAGAGCTGCAGTATAGGATGTGCCAGTTTGGGCATTAAATGCAACGTTTATTACAGGGGCTGTAAGGGTTTTATTTGTAAGAGTTTGAGATGCGGTATGTAAAACAACATCTCCTGTGGCATTTGGAAAAGTAATTGTACGATCATCTGTAGGGTCTTCAACTGTGAGTGTTGTTTCAAAGTTGTTTGCACTTGGCCCCTCTATAACTATAGAAGAATCTGATAGATAAAGCCCTGACACGGTTGGAGAGGTCAATGTTTTGTTCGTAAGGGTTTGGGTTCCAGTTAATGTAACTGTTCCAGATGTGCTTTGCTGTAGATCATATATAGTTTTTGCAATTGATGGGTTAACAAGGTTTGCTGGATTGGTTTCGGCAGTGTCATATGTGTATGAACCATAATGATAGGCTTTAAACGCAGCCTGAATATCTGCCTGGTCTGATAGACCTGGAATTTTTGTTGGTATTAAGCTACCGATTGATTCTACTGCCATGTTTTCACCTCTTCAAGATTATAGCATATAATTATATATTTACGATTCAGTGCCATCTGAAACCTTTACTGTTATAAAAATATGCATAGTAAAAATATCATCTAGTTGTTGCCAAGTACTACCAGAATATTCTACTGCATTAAATTCAACAACTAAGTTACTGCCAACAATAGACTGAGAGGATATGGAATAGGCCACTGGATTAGTATTTGCCATGTTGCTTTGAACAACAAAATTACTTGCAGTTAAAGCTCCTCCAGTTACTGTAACAATGTCATCAATTGGGATCACAACTTCTCCAACACCACTATCGTAAGATACAAGGTGCAAAGAAGCGTACAGTGTTGGATTTATCCTAAGAACCTCTACCCATGTATTTCCTCCAGGAGAGGATACATATTGATACATATAAGCGTAGTCTGGTCCTGGAGATGTATTTATGTATAAATCATTAAACTCTACACTCTTACCAAAAATTGTTGTACCACTCATCAATAAATTTGGTTCACCTGAGCCAACATAAATCTGACTTCCTCTAGGTCCTGCAGGCCCAATATCAACTAAAACCTCTACTGTATTTGGTGGACCTAAAACTGTAATATCGTCATTTGATAAAAGAACATCAGGCATTAGACCGCACCAACAATATCATCTGTGACTGTCACCGTTCCTGTTAGCACAGTTATGATGTTAGATGATCCAGTTGTAATTTGTACATCGTAAACATATGTTCCTGCAGCAAGGGTTCTTCCTACTCCTGGAAGAATAGTGCATGTAACTATATTATTTGCTGAGTCAACCACTGCTTGGGCAGGGTACTGTGTTCCAGTTGATCCTCTGCGGTTTGCAATGTAAAATTGTGCCGTATACCCAGTAAGGTTAAATGCAGATCCGTTTGCATTTTTTGGTCGGATTACGAATTGAGCCGTGTCACCACGATAGTAATTAAAATTATAAGAGCCTGGAAATGCCATTGTTCCTCCTCATACATTATACCATTAAGAAACCGAGATATACATGCCTTTTAAAATAATGGTAGATTCATTGTCGGTTCTTGCTTGAATGATTCCACCCTCAGATCTTATTTTTAGCATATCTATATATAAGGTTTGATTAAATGACATTTCGTACGGGTATTTATATTTAAGTATTCCTATATACCCTGTTGGAGATTCGACTTTTGGAATAAAAGTTCTGATCCAAGCTTCTGTGTTATTTGTGTCAGTGGTTAACACTATGTCATAGCGTATATCGATTTTGGCTCCAACCTTTAACTGTTTAAAATTCATTCTTTGGGTTGCTGGGTTCCATAAAGATACTTGCCCTGAAGGTAAAAAAGTTAAAATATTACTATTTGAATCATCTGTCATTGAAATATTTACCCATCCATCGTCGCCTCTGTCGGGTCCAAGTAAAATTGGGCTTTTATTTTGGTTTTCATAATATGCCCATCCAGGATACTGTCCAGATGGGCTTTCGTATCCTTGGCCTCCACCTTTGCCAGGTTCACCTCTTGGTCCTTGTGGACCTTCTTTTCCTTCTTTACCTGGAAGTCCTCTCTCGCCTCTTTCGCCTCTTTCGCCTTGAGGTCCTGGGGGCCCTACTTCCCCTTTTTCTCCTTGAATTCCTGGCACAGCAATATATTCAGTATTGCTTATGTTATTACCCCTTGTTTCTCTTATGGCCTCAGAGTATTTGGATTTAGGGGCATCCATATTTTTTGATATGGCCATTTCTATTCCTTTATTTTAAATACAGATTCGTTAATTTTAATAACTGGAGGAATTTCTGGCTTTACATTTGTAATTTTTATTATCATTACAGACCTCCAGGAGTTACATTGCCTAGAACCTTTATAGTGCCAAGGACTGGGGACCAGACTGTAGATCCATCTACCAACGGTATAGTCACCTGAAGGTCAAAAGGAAGTTCAGCTACAATATTTTTGTATCCAGAACCCCAGTTAGTTGTTATATCTGATGAAGCTTTTACAATAACATATCCTTCGTTATCTTCTACTTCAAGCTCATCTAGCAAGTCTGTGGTTGGATCATAGGCTGTTGCCCTATATGTCCAATTTTCTGTATCAAAATGAGTGTATTCATCATTTTCTAAAAAATCTACTCTAAAACTTGCACTGTCGCCACGAACAACAGTCCATTGTATATTTGCTGGTGTAGCGCCAAATTTATCTACTGTAGAGGAGCACATGCTACCGATTATACCATAATAAAGACCAATCCCTAGGCGCAGTGGGGTGGGGTGTAGCAACCTAGGGATTAGCCAAGATGATTATATCTTATTATTATATAGATAAAACGGACATTTAGGACAATTAGTAAAATCCAGACATTAAGTATGTATGTATACATATTACATACTAATATTTAAAGTTATAGAATTGTTATAATCAATAAATACTTTATGTCCGTTTTGTCTAAATTATCCAGGGTATCGATAGTGTATACTTAAAATATATAAAGAAAAGAGCTATATCTAAACTAGGTTTTTAAAAGATATCTTATATATAGTATAGATTAATATATATTCCATTGTTCTTTTTTAACTAAATCTGAATACCACATTGTTTTATCATTATAAAATATTTCATAATTTGGGTTAAAGCTGCTTTTATAATCTTCTCCATGACTAAGATAATCACCATCAAAACAGATATCGTTTTTATTTTGTACGCATATGTTACTAAAAGAATGACCACAGGGTTGCCCAATCGCAAAGTCTGAAATTTTAAATCCTTTGCCTAGATTATTCCTATATTGAAAGATTGTGTCATTTAATACTAACTTAAGGATTTTATTATTTTTAACACCAGCAAAATTAGAGCAATTTATTGAAGTTTCATTTATTTGATATCCTTGTGGTGTACATATCATTTCTTGTCCTGTATATCTTTTAGAAATAACATAGTCTAAAGGCATTTTGCACACTGAATCCATATCAGCATAGAATCCACCATTT